GGTGAGCGAGTTCCTGGGACACGTCTCGGTCGCCACCACGCAGAGGTATGTGCGACCGCCCGCCGGGGGTGTCCGGCGGGCGGTCGAGGTCACGTCCGGGCTGAGGCTCGCCGGCTAGCGGAGGAAGATGCCCGCGTGGTACATGATCACGCAGCCCACCACGAACAGCAGCACTGCCATCCCGACAATCGCCAGCTCCACCATGTTGGCCACCCTAGCGGTCGTCGACAACGGGGAACCTCTAGGACTGAGAGGTGTCGGCGCGCGGCGGCAGCTCGTCATCCTGAGCGGTGGCCACGGGAGTGGTCGGCGCCGCACTGATGTCGCCCTGGGCCTGCCGGGTGCGGGCTGCGTCCCGATCGGCCAGGGCGGTGGCCACGGCTGCCTTGACGCGGGCCTCGAGGGTGCCGTTCGTCTGGGTGGCGGCTTGCCGGGCAGCGTCGGCGGTGGTGCCGAGCTGGTGGCCGATGAACAGCGCGATGATGAT